TTCCGATGTATTTCCCGAATGCTTCCGCGTATTCCAGAGCGTCCAGATGATTGATTGAGTTTGGGTGAAGTTCTATATATCGAATTGGTTCTATACTCATATTGATTTTTCCTTCTGCTAGTTTGATTGATTGTTTACTTGCCGATCTTGCGTACTACATCCCACTTGTCACGCCATACGCACCACGTCACCGCCTGTACTGTGTGTACTGGTACATCAAGAATCTTTGCAGCTTCAGCGAATGCATCAGCGACTATTTCGTATGCGCCTTTGCGCTGTAATACCTTTTGTTGAATGTCAGTTTGTTTGGTTCCCATCCAAATTGAGAATGCGTGTCTGTCAATGCATGCTGTTGTATCGCCTAGTGGGTTCACGATAGCTTCAGCGAAACGCTCAACCTTTGGACCACGTAGTGCAGTTAGTTCACCAGCTAAACATCTGTTAGCTTTGTGAATATTCGCGCCAGATTGAAACCTAGTGAAACCAGTGTCACAAACTTCAATTGCTGCTATCTGGTTTGTTATCCAGTCGGTCACTGGTGACAGTGCAGCGATTGCATACGCTACGTTTTTGACTGGTAAATCGTGCTGATCTGCTAGCGATTCAGCCAAACTCAAGGCACTGAAGTACCAATTCTCTCCCGCCATTTGTTGAGATTCTGTCGCTGATTGGTAGCAGTCAATAATATTTTTGACGTTCCCGGTCATAAGTTCTGTTAGTGGAATTGCCATTTGATTGATTCATTTCTGCTAGGAATTGATTTTATTTATAGCCATGCAAGTTCAGTTTGTGCAACTTTGAAGTCGTCAACTGATACGACTGGCGCAACTTGTGAAGCATTGCCAACGTGAGTCGAAGTTGTGTTTGAGTAGTACGTACCTGATGCGGTGAAGTCTCCAACAATGAACCCGTTTTCGGTATGAATACCGATTATCAGGTTGTAACTTCTGAGCGTTCCGTCTGATGATGCTGTTAGTGATCCGTTTGGAGTACGTGCGGTGCGACCGTTTGCCCATGCTGAAATAACTTGTGCCTTGTTCATGATTGATTCTTTCATGTTGCTAGTTTTGAGAGTAAATAATCTCTCACTAAGTGAAGTGTATCAGTTTACTACTACACCGTGTTGTGATTTAGAGACCAATTTTGAGCAATTTTGGACTATTTTTCAGATACCCAAAAAAGTGCCATTTCGACAGAGACGAGCTAGAAGCAGTAGAAATACCCTACGCTACTACTATTATACCTATAAGAGCTAGAGTAAAACGGTATGAAATTCTCGGTACAAGATAGAGATATTACTACTACGCACCAGATGAACGGAGAGCGTGCGTGGAGTAGGAAATGGTCTCAATGGTCAAATTCCCTTTGTGTGCGCGTGTGTTCGTTGATTTGAAAAAAGCCTATTTAGCCTATTTTGTGGCATATATTGCACATTCTAGCGTTTCTGTTATTGGCTATATTTACGCGAATATCTGCGCGAATATCTGACTGATTCGATACCGACAAAATACAACAATTCGTATTGTGTGGTTTGGCGTATCGTTTAAGGGTTAGCTTGTAGCCGGATATAACGGTTCAACATGCGTGGGGTTTCGCTGGGGTCGCTGGGGTCGCTGGTGGGGTTCCGTGGGCGGTGGGTGGTGCAGGGTGGTGTGTGGTGCAGGGTGGTGAGGGGGGTGTGCTGTTGGGGATGTGGTGTGTGTGAAGGAAGGTACCCCTCTGACGCTTTGTGAGTGAAAAAGTGCTTTTGGAGTCCCGCTGGTATTTTTTTTGTGCTGTTACACTGCCGTTACACTTTGAAACATGCGAGTTGAACTAGGATTTGTGTACCTGTAACGGCTGTAACGGGTGTGTAACGGTATATGTAACGCTACTGCCGTTACACCTACCACCCCTTAAGGGGGTGTGGGTAGGATGTAACGTCTAGGTATTGTTGTTGTATTAGAAAAGAAAACCAAGCAAAGAAAAGGTTGTTGTTTTAGAAGTGGTAACGAATGTCGGCTATACTTTGTTTAGCTGTTGATGCTGACGTATCCGGGGTGTCCCCCACTCGGCTCCTCGTTAGGGTTTAAGCAGATGTTTTGGTTGGTACGGCTATCATCTCTAGGTCATCAGTTTTCACAGCTTCCTGTGTGGTTCCTCCTATACCGCACGGGAAGTTTGTGATTTTAGGAGATAAGAATGTTATTGACTGAGGATCGCAAGGCTTTATTGACAACAGTTGGTTACGGTACGTGGTCTGAGCAGGACGAGATACTTGACCATGATGCGAGGATCAAGCTTGTGGCGGGTGGGGAGCGTGCTGGCAAGAGTTTCTTGGGGGCGTTGTCTATCATCAGTCGGTTGGACGAGTTTGAGAGTGGTGATATATGTTGGTTGGTTGCTAGGGATTACGAGAGGACTCGTGCTGAGTGGAACTATTTGTCGGAAATCCTTGGTAAGTTGGGGTTTTTGATAAAGCAGACCAAGCGTATTGACCCCGGAGAGATGGCTGTAGCGTGTGGCACCACAGAAAATCCGGGTGTTTTCACGATTAAGACTAAATCGGCGCAGGATCATCGGAGTCTTGCCATGGAAGCCCCAAGAATGGTGGTTGCCTGTGAGTCTTCGCAGATAGATTACGAGAGTTTTCTAAGGCTCAGGGGCAGAATTGCAGAAAAGCGTGGGTATTTGTTCTTAGAGGGGACATTTGAGATGTCGTTGGGGTGGTATCCGTCCCAGTGGGAGGCTTGGCAGTTCTATAACCCTGATGATGACGCTATATCTTTTTCGTTGCCGTCGTGGACCAACCAAGTTGTCTATCCCGGTGGCAGAGAAGACGAGGAGATACTGTCTTTAGAGCGATTGCACTCCGAAGACTGGTTCAACGAGCGTGTCGCAGGGAAACCAGCCCCACCAAAAGGGCTTGTCCACAACATGTTCGATATATCAACGCACGTATCAGATAAAGCAGAGTACATCGAGGAAGAACCTGTCCATCTGTGGGTCGATCCGGGGTATTCGCAGGTCACAAAGTCCGCATATGCAGTGGCAGTGGTGCAGATTATCGGGGGACAGATTAGAGTTATTGACGAAATCTACGAAAGAGAGAAGATTACAGAGGAGATCATAGAGATATGCCAGATGCGACCGTGGTGGAAGGACGTTCAACACGGTGTTATCGACATTGCAGCGCACAATATAGGCGAATCAAGACCTGTTGATACTTGGCTTGAGAAGGCGCAGTTGTATATGCAGTCAGAACGTGTCGGTATTATGGACGGAATCGAAAGATTCAATACATTCCTGAAAGAAAATCCCTCAACAAAACAACCAAACCTTATAATCAACCACAAGGCTAGGGGCTTAATCTCCGAATTAGGGGGCTGTGCTAACCCTTTCGACGAGCAAATCCATGTTTATACTTGGCGAACAGACAAAGATAATAACGTAATCGGAAGACAACCAAGAGATGCTTTCAACCACAGCGTAAAAGCAGTAACCTACGGATTAGTTGTAAACTTTGGGTATGCGCGAGCAGCAGGTGCGACGAAAATAATTACGGTAAACAGGTGGTAACGTGGCAAAAATTGATGACCTAATGTCCCAGATAGAAGATGTTTGGGACTCTCCGGGTTTTCGTACCAGAAGAACCCGCATGGAAAGCGATTACGGACTGTATCGTATGAATCCATACGAAGCAGGCAACGGTTATCAAAGCTATACGTCTAACGCCCCGAAGATTCTTGCAGATAAGATCATGTCTTACCTGTCAAACGCACAGATGTCGATACGTGTTCCGCTCAGTTCTGAGGTTGATGACCGTACCCCCGGCACTCTCAAGGAAAAGTTCGTTATCGGCGCGCTCAACCTTGCCGATGAACGTATGCAAAGGTACGGGCAACCCTCCATAAGAGAGCAATTAGCCTTTTACATAACCCTGCGTGGATGGTATGCAGGACGGGCAATGCTGAATAAGCACGAAGATGGCTCTACATATGTTGACATAACGCCCCTTGACCCCCTCCACATTTGCTATGAGATGGATGACAAGGGAATCGTATGGCTAGCACACAAGACAAAACGCTCTGTTGCTTCAGTAGAAAATACTTTCAACGTAGATGTTGAGCCTTTGATTGAGGGAGAAACGTCTTCAGGTGTAACTGTCTGGGACTATTACTCAAGAACAGAAAACGCCGTTCTTGTTTGTGGTGATAAAGATCAAGTCAAATACGGCAAGCGTCTTACAAAACACAATGTAACTGATAGCAACGGCAACCCATGCGCTCCAGTTTTTCTTGGAGCAGTAGGTCCTGCCCCTTGGATTCAAGACGATCTGTCAGGTGATGACACCGCAAGGGATTATGGAGAATCTATTTTCGCTGCAAACCGTACCCTTTACGAAGATTACAACTTTGCAATGAGTGCCTACAAGACGCTGGTAAGGCGCGCTGTAAGGCGACCGTACAAGATTATTTCCCCGGATGGAACGACAACCCTTGATACTGATCCGTGGCAGGATGGGTCTGAGGTTCCACTCCCCGCAGGAACAGAGATTGGATTGATGGAAGAAGTCACGATGCCCCTTGACACGGGAGCATTTGTAGGGCTTGTATCAGGGGAATTGCAGCGTGGTGGTTTATCAAACGTAAGTTACGGTGAACTTCCCTTTGCGATCTCAGGGTTTGCAGCAAAGATATTGCAGGAAGGCTCTGCCCACCAGATCGAACCCAGAGTAAAAGGCATGACCGCCTGCTATAAACAAATCTCTGAGATTGTCTCGATGCAGTACGAAGCAGGTGGTTACAGTCCGTTAGAGGTAAGAGGTCGCCATAACGATATTGCCAGCTACTTCAACCAAGAGATAAAGCCCTCCGACCTTGAAGGTGCCGGGGCTATTGATATTAACTTCGGTGTGCGTATGCCACAGGACGAACCTCAGCTTGTAACAATGGCACAGATGATGAGGGAAGGCGCGAAGCCACTTGCACCAGACGAATGGATTTGGGAGAATGTCTTACAGATCAACGACGTTGACCAGTTCCGTAATTCAATTTCAGCACAACAAGCGCAAGTAACAGAACCAAAAGCTTTGTTGCTTACGCTGATTGAAGGTCTGATGCAAACGGGCGAGCAGGAAAAAGCCTTGATTTATGTAGACCTTCTGCGAAAAACATTGAAGCAAGACCAGCAAGAAGAAGCTGCTCAAGACTTACAGTTCCAGCAGCTACTTAGTTCTGTAGGCATGACTCCTCCGCAGGCAGGTCAGGGTGCTGGTCCGCAGCCTCAAGTTCCAAATCCGGGTGGTACAGGAAGAAGTCCTATGGACGTATCAGGTGGAATAATATCTTCACAGATGCAGGGCTTCCAGCGAACAGGCGATCCTCAACAGGCTCCACCGGGAACACCGGGAGGGGCAGGACCAAGAGTTAATCCTCTAGGAAATATGTAATGGCAAAGTATTATCGAATTGATTCAACAGTCCCTGCATATGCAAATCGTTTTGGTTTGACTGGTAGAGATAAGTATGTTTACGCAAATTCTCCAAGCGAAGCAAGGAGAACGGCACTTGCTCTTATTGGACCAAATCTCCCGGCAGCAGCCCTTCTTGTAGAAGAAGTCCCTGTGATAACAGGTTCCACAGCAATCGAGAAAGGTACAGGGGAGTTACTTAACTATCAACCTACGGGGCAGCAGGTAACTTCTGTCGATCCAACTGGATACATACCATCCGCTGTTGAAGAAGGACTTGGTGAGTCTGGTATTTCATTGGGTCTTAATCCGGGGAATATAGAAGGGTTTTATCGTGGTGGGGGAGCAACAGGGAATCTTCCGGGAGGACCAAATTTACCGGGGCTTACTGGATCAGATGTTCCGGGGTTTAATCTTCCGTACAGAGGTACAGGGCAGGCTGCTGGAGGGGGATTTACAGACTTTACTAACGGACTAACAAACGCATCATTTAATGATCTTATCAATATGCCATCCGTTGCTGCGCCCACGCCACCAGTCGTTCCTGTGCCTCAAGATTTCGGGATGGCAGACGAATTGTTTGCTATTGATCCATCAACTGCTGGAGGATCAGGTTCTTACTCGATAGGGGCTAACCCGTACACCTACGGAGAGACTTTTGTTCCTCCCGTTAAAGACACTGTAGTTCCTCGTGACATTTTTGACGTATCAAGTGGGGCTACAGGTGCCATTCCCCAAGTTGATTTCGATAAACAAGAAGAGGAAAGGCGAGAGAGGGAAATACGAGAACAGAAAACAGCAAAAGAAGCAAAAGAAGCTGCGCTTCTAACTGGTGCAGTGCGCTCATGGGATGCCAAGCTTGCGGACATAACCCTTTCTTACGACGAAAAGGGTAATGTCAGTGTAAACCTGCCTGTTGATATGTGGAGAAATGCTGATGATCGTCCCGGCAATATTGCAGACCAAATTATAGGTAAAGAGCAAATAGAAGATGCAATACGAAGATTAGCGGAGCTAGGCGGGAGAGACATTCTGAACAGAACTGTTGAACAGATGTTACAGAAAGCACGTAGATATTACGCTGACACTCCACGAGGTGATGGCACTTGGGATAGAAACATTGATGGTGGTTTAATACCAGAAGATCAAAGAAAAGCTGGAACTGGAACATCGTTTTTGAATGACAGTGCTTGGAAAGCTACATGGGGTAGTTTTGCAGATGAAGTGTTAGGCAAGAAAGCAGGAGACATAGATGCCAGCATCCCATTTGGTTGGACTAACAATGTAGCTGGCTGGAACCAACTTGCTCCAGAACAACAAGCCGTTGCTAAAGCTAATAACTTAAATAGTATGCAGGAACTTGAGAATTATTATGACCAAATAAATCTTAATGCTATGGATGATTTGCTTAATATTGATGCTATGGGTGGTACATCTCCTCCGGGGGGAGCTTCTGATGGAACTGGTTCTACTGACCCTGTAGTTGTAATTGATCCGATGCAAGAATTGCTTGGTATTGATCCTATGGGTAGTGCTTCTCCTGAGAGTGGTGGTGGCACAGGAACTGGCACAGGAACTGGTACGGGAGCTGGTACGGGCGGTGATCCGGGGATGGCAAGTTTTGAAGCAAGTGGACCAATAGGCGACGCTAAACAGTTTGACTTTGCTAATTTTGGAGGAATGTTTCAAGGTCCCGCACCTGAACCCGCAGCAGGCACAGTAGGCGTTCCTGCTTTTTCCAGTCAAGATTTAATCAATGACCCTCAAGGATTTTTAACAGCAGCAGGTCAGCGATTAGCTTTTAGAAATGTGTTTGGTGAACCAGCAACAGGTGTTGGTCCTTTAGCCAGTTACTTGCAACGTCAAACCTATCCGCTGACTGATGCGTACAGGGCAGCAGGTTTTGCGAATATAGCAAGGGAACAGGCAGGCGAAGTCGCTCCTCAAACTACATTTGAAAACTTCCTTGCATCAGTACGAGATCAGCCAACAGGATTGGGTGGTGCTTACGGTCAAGCCTTACAGAATGTAAATTACCTGAGAGGACTTGGAGGTAGTCAGGTTCCAACAGCATTAGCTGGAGTATTCAATCCAGAACAAGCAGCAGCGACAAGAGATGCAAGAAATCTTCTTGAAGCAGCCCAGAGAGGAAAATACTCTGGTCTTGTAAGCAGGTCTTTCCGTCGCCCAACTGAAGAAGACTTATTCTCTGATTATGTTCTTGCAAGGCAGGATGC